AGAAGCAACTGGGGCGCACCCTCAAGACGCTGGAAGACCACGATCGCCTGGGAGAGCCCCAAATGGCCCTGTACCGCACGCGGCACAGGCAGCGACGCCGGACACTCCTGAGGTACGCCGACAACCTCAGGGAGGCTATCCGGTACGAGAGCAACTCGACGGCTGACGCCGTCAATAATTGACACCGGCAGACGGTGTCAATAGGACCATCTTAATCAAGGGAACGATGGTCCACTGCTGACAAAGTCAGCTATAAAGGGGGGGCTTGACGCCCCCCCTACTTTCTGAAGGAGACAACGCAATGCGAAGACGAAACATCAGCCCGCGCAAACATGCGCGGAAACACAGGCGCGCCGACAAGCGCGGACGCGCAATCAACAGCCCCGGATTCATCATGCGGGGCGGCATCAGACTCTGATGCCATGCGCGGCTCCCATCCGCGCGTACAAGTCGGCCACAGGCCGACTTGTTTTTTATAAATCCACCGACTGGCAGTACACGGTGGAGCCCTACACAGGGCTCCAGGTGCCCTGCGGCACCTGCATACTCTGCCGAGAGGAGCAAGCACGCCAAGCAGCAATCAGAATTGCACACGAGGCAACATGCCACGAAAGAAACTCGTTCGTTACACTCACCTACAACGACGCCAACTTGCCGACCTACGGATCGCTCGACTACCGACATCTGACGCTATTTCAGAAACGCTTGAGAAAATCAGTTGGCGCATTCAGGTACTACGCCGTTGGCGAATACGGCGACAAAAGCCTTAGACCCCATTACCACATGTGCATCTTCGGCCACGACTTCGCGGCCGGACGCATCATCACGCGCATGAGCCCGCACATGCTCTGGACACAGGAGCAAATAACCCGGTGCTGGGGCATGGGACGCGTGGAGGTGGGAGCACTGACATTCGAGACTGCGAGATACACCGCAAGCTACGTCACCAAAAAGCTAAGAAGCAAACAGCGATACGTTCGTATCGACGAAACCACCGGTGAGCTCGTCACGGTGGAACAGCCCAGGGCATTCATGTCTGACAACCTGGGCAAGGATTGGTGGATCCAGTACGGCTCGCAGCTCGAACACAACGACTACATCATCATCAACGGACAGAAGCAGAAACCACCCAAGGCCTACGACCGCTGGCTAGGCGAAATCAAGCCAAGGGCAATGGAAAAGATCAAAAGCAAAAGAGAGGAGAAGGCAAAGCCGACAAGCAAAGACCAGAATCGCGCGCGCGCACGTAGCGCGCACGCACGCGTTAAGAGGAAGAGCAAGAGCGTGTGAATGCGGGTGCCCAGGGGCCCCGCGTCACACGCAGAAAAAGAGGGGTTATCCACAAGTTGTGGGGCTAGAAAGCCCCCCACAACATGGGGATAACCAGAGCAAGAGCAACAACCAGGAGTGCAAACAATGCTACGCAACAAAACTGCAAGACAACACAATTTCGCCCTCGTTCCACGCGCGGACATTCCGCGGTCCGTATTCCCGATGCGACAAACACGGAAGCAAGCATTTAACGCCAGCGAACTAGTACCCATCATGTGCGAGGAAGTGCTACCAGGTGACACGTGGCAGCACAGAGAAAGCATCATGGCGCGGCTGGCAACACCCATCGCGCCGCTCATCGACGACCTCGACCTCGAAACGTTCTACTTCTTCGTCCCGAACCGCATCACCTGGGACGACTGGGAAGATTTCATCACGGGCGCAGACACCGCCCTCGAGGTGCCGCAGCTCGCGGCCTACGATCCCGTCGGAGCCGACTACGAGCTCCTCGTCGGAAGCGTGCTCGACCACTTCGGTCTGTGCCCGCAAGCCTACGGCGCAGGTGGAGCGTTCCGCTGGAACGCATTACCCGTACGCGCCTACTTCAAAATCTACAACGACTGGTTCAGAGACCAGAACCTCCAAGAAGAATGGACATGGCAAGACGTGGCCTACACGACCACCGAAACAATAACCAACGGAACAGACGACTGGGGACAAATGCCCCTACGCGTCAACAAACGCCACGACTACTTCACAAGCTCCCTGCCCTGGCCACAGAAAGGAGATCCGGTCGACATCCCACTGGGAACCGAAGCACCGGTATACGTGGATTCAAGCATCACGACCGGCAACAGCGTCGCCGTAACCGTCGAAGGAACAACCACACACCGACAAGTGGTGAGCCAGGGCGTGGGAGCAGGAACAACCTGGGGAGCCGCCAGCGCCGCAGGACAAACCCCGCAGCTCTACGCCGACCTGACCAACGCCACCGCTGCAACCATCAACAGCCTGCGACTGGCATTCCAAACGCAAAAGCTCCTGGAGAGAGACGCACGCGGAGGATCCCGCTACGTCGAGCAGCTCATGAGCCACTGGGGAACCAGATCCGACGACGCCAGACTGCAAAGGCCTGAATACCTGGGCGGATCCAAAATCCCTGTCACGATAAACCCGATCGCACAAACCGCCGCATACGACACCACGGTGGGCGCAGACGTCAGCCCCGTGGGCAACCTGGGCGCGGAGATGCACGCAGGAAGCAGCCGAGGGACATTCACCTACGCGGCCAAGGAACACGGCTACATCATCGGCCTCGCGGCCGTGAGAGCCACACCGACCTACCAGCAGGGAACACGCCGACACTGGAGACGCAACACACGGCTCGAATTCCCGTTCCCGGTCTTCTCGCACATCGGAGAACAAGCCGTCGAAACACAGGAGATCTACCAGCCGCCCAACAACACGCCGACCTACCAGAACTGGGGATACCAGGAACGCTATGCGGAAATGAGATACACGCCCAACGAAATCACCGGCGTACTCAGAAGCACCGCAGCGCAGCCCATCGATTGGTGGCACCTGTCCGAAGAATTCGGAAGTGAGCCGGCGCTCAACGCGGCATTCATCACCGACAAAACCCAAGAGGTACTCGCTCGCTCGCTCGCCACAGACGTCGCGCAGTGGAGTGCGCAGATCATCATGGACATTCAGCACGACAGCCGCGTGGCCAGGATGCTGCCCACCTACGGAGACCCGGGGCTCATCGACCACTTCTGAGGGAGACGCACATGGCATGGCAAGCTTTCATCGGGCCCGCGCTCGACCTGGTTGGCGGCATCCTGGGCAACAGCGCCCAGAAGAAAGCCAACCGCATGAACGTGCAAATGCAACGGGAACAACGTGCGTGGGAAGAACGCATGAGCAACACCGCATACCGACGAGGCGTGGAGGACCTCAAAGCGGCCGGACTGAATCCCATGCTCGCCTACAGCCAGGGCGGCGCATCAACGCCAAACGTCAGTGCTGCCACGGTTCAACCCGTGGACGCACTGGCCAGGAGCACAAGCAGCGCCGCCGCAAAAGCACAAATGGCACTGCAACTGGATCAGATCCAAGCGCAAACCGAGCTCACGCGAAACCAAGCAACCGCCGTCGACATCGAAAACCAGATCAAGGCCTGGGACATCCCCTACGCATCGGCGAACGCCGCCGACAAACGGGCACAAGTCTCCGGCGCATCACAGGAGATCAACGAACGAGTACGCAAAATCATCGCTGAAGCCGACCTCACCCAGGCACAACTCGCCCAGCTCAACAAACTCATGCCCGAGATCCTGAGAAAGGCGAAGGCAGAGGCATCACTGCAAGAGCTACAAATCCCATCCGCTAAAGCTGCCGCGGAAGTCTGGGAAAACGTCGGTGCAGCCGGAGCCGGCACCTCCTGGGCGGCAAAGATCGCCGCCGAAGTCGCAAAGGCCATCAACTTCATCAAGAAATGAGGACCACATGAACCACGAAGAACGACGCGCCAAAGGGCGCACCTACAACAACCAACCGAGCCTCACGGACCAGAGCCAAGCCGCAGACACAAACATAAACGTCATCCTGAAAAAGTACGGAGTGACAGGGGTGGCCACCGGCCGAGCTGGAGCACCACAGTACCTGGATCACTCCACGATCCCCACGGACCTGCGGGAAGCATTCGAAACCGTGAGATCCGCCAGCGGGCTAAGAGAGAAACTCCCCGAGACCCTGCGCGGACAAACCATCGAGCAACTGCAAAGTTTGACGATGGAACAACTGAACGACATACTTCACCCGCCGGCGCCACCGCCGGCGCCACCAACAGGTGAAGGGAAGTGATCAACATCTACGCAGTACGCGACCGGTTCATCGACTACTACATGAACCCCTTCGTAGGACAGAACGAACGGGAAGTCATGGCCGCCCTCGCGAAAACCGTCAACAACCAGGAGGACAGCAATGCCATCGCCCAAGCGCCGCACCACTTCGAACTCTGGGAGCTCGGGACGGTCGACGAAGAAGGAAACCTCACCGCAACGCGCAAGCTCATCTGCGACTGCGCCAGCCTCATTCGAGGCGGTATTCGGCAAAGAGCCCACGGAGAAGCTGCTCACGCTCCAGAAGCAACTGGGGCGCACCCTCAAGACGCTGGAAGACCACGATCGCCTGGGAGAGCCCCAAATGGCCCTGTACCGCACGCGGCACAGGCAGCGACGCCGGACACTCCTGAGGTACGCCGA